TGTTCAAAATCTATAATAGAATAAAGAGGCAAAACCGAATCGGATAAACGAAGACGCCCTTTATTTCCTCGCGAACCGAAATTTGCATATTCTTGGTCCAATGGGTAGTTTTCTAAAGTAATAAGTTTTCCAATATTTTTAGTGAAAAAATCGGAATTATTTAGATACTCTAAATCGTCTTGGACATTCATCTTGAATCGCTCTTGAATACCCAAATATGAGCCATAATAATCTAATCCATGTTGGAATCCATGCTGATTTAATAACGTGCTTGTTAAAAAATTGAAGAAATTGTCTATATATGATGCGTTATTTGCCGATTTCATCTTGGGCAAACTTTCATGGTCCTCGGTTTCAGCCAATATAGGTAATTTCCTGACTTTTTCGTCTTCCACGTCGTATTTTCCTACCATATATCGTATAGGGTCTAATAAGGGCGAGAATTTAACAAATACGGGAGTATTCTTGGTTTCTTGTGTTTGCAAATCCACAACTGTATTCAAATCTTGGACATGATATTTATGATTAAGCGATATACTATTATAGTTTTGGGCATTTAATTCAAAAAAGGAATCGTATAATGGATTATATTGTTGCAAATTATTAACCTTGTATGGATTTATATCTGTATCGACTGCCTTGGCCCATTCGTCTAAATCTATAGGTTTAGTCTTTTTATAACTGATTGTGAATTTAGTAAGTTCTTTCTCGTTATCTTCTCCTAAACTAGACATATGATTTGGTTTATATTTATTCATGAATACATTTTTATCTATTCTTGAACGATTTTGTATTTACGTTATTTATTCCTAATATTTGTATATCTATAATCTATTACATCTAAAGAATCATGACTTTAGAACTAAAAAAATTTGATATGCGTTCCATTACTTTTAAACCCGATGAAAATAAAGGGCCCGTTATCGTTATGATTGGCCGCCGTGATACAGGCAAATCTTTCTTAGTCCGCGACCTCCTTTTTTATCATCAAGATATTCCCATCGGCACAGTCATCTCCGGAACAGAAGCAGGCAACGGCTTCTATGCTAGTCACGTTCCCAAACTCTTTATACACGATGAATATAATACCGTTCTCATTGAAAACGTTTTACGACGACAAAAAGCTGTCCTAAAACAAGTCGCCAAAGAAATCGAGACCTATCGCCGAAGCACTATTGACCCTCGCACTTTCGTCATTTTAGATGATTGCTTGTATGACCAAACATGGACTCGCGACAAAATGATGCGTCTATTATTTATGAACGGGCGACATTGGAAGGTAATGTTGATCATAACAATGCAGTATCCGCTCGGAATACCCCCAAATCTTCGCACCAATATAGATTACGTTTTTATCTTGCGAGAACCATACCTTACCAACAGAAAACGAATTTGGGAGAATTATGCGTCAATGTTTCCTACATTAGAGTCTTTTAACTCGGTAATGGACCAGACAACCGAGAATTACGAGTGCTTAGTTATCAATAATAACGCAAAATCCAACAAATTGAACGACCAAATCTTCTGGTACAAGGCCGAAAATCATCCGGATTTCAAATTAGGGTCAAAAGAATTCTGGGAAATCTCTAAAAATATGGGTTCTGATGATGAGGATGAAGCGTATGACCCAAGTAAAGGTAAAAAACGCAGTGGACCGGCTATAAATGTGAAAAAAACTAAGTGGTAAGCAAAGGCCGTCCATGGAGTGAACTCCCTTTACAAAAGGATGTATATGGCGTAATCTATTATCGTCTTATATAAATATTTATCACAAAATTGATTATTATTATCATTATTATAATCAATATAAAGAAAGGAAGATATATATAGTATTACACCCATGGAGATCGTGAAGGCATTTAACAGTAATGATTTGAACGTCAATATTACGATAAGAGGCACAATAACTGACCCATTATTTCGCGCAAGTGATATAGGAAATGTATTAGAGATTGTAAATATTAGAACATCTATAATGGAATTTGATGAAACCGAAAAAGTGATTCAAGTGATGGATTCATCTGGTGGTCCACAAAGTGTATCTTTTATTACTGAAAAAGGTTTATTCAAATTATTATTTAGGTCTAGAAAACCTATCGCAGAACAATTCCAAAATTGGGTATGTGCAGTAATAAAAGAAATACGCTTGACTGGAACATATGTTTTACAGCAACAACTTGAAGAGCGAGACCAACAACTTGAAGAAACAAAAGAAGAAAACCGGATATTATTGGAAGAAGCTGAAAATATGGTAACAGAAAAAATTCCATCAATATATATTTATAATTGTGATACTCGTAAACACCCGCCTGAATTGAAAATTGGTTATACTACAAATGTGCATTCTAGAATTAAACCATATAAGCAAATAACAAAATTTGGTAAATTAGAGTTTTCCGTTTCAGTTAATAACCAAAATATAAAAACAATTGAATATTTTATACACAATCTTTTATCACCATATAAAATTCAAGATGAAGTTTTCAAATTAGATGTAGAAGACGCTAAGATTATTATTTTACGTGTAGTAAACTTATTAAATGTTCTATTGATTACAAATGATACTGACCGTATGATAAAAAATAGAAAGTTATATGAATATGAAGTAAAAATATTAAATAATACAGAGAATATGAGAATTGCGACACATGAAATATCTACTCAAACTGATTTTGATGAATTAGAACCAGTAATAACGCAACCTATCATACATGGAAACCAAGAATTATTGCAAAAGTTTGAGACATTTATTGAAAATCATTGTATTGTGCGAAATGATGTTGTCGTTAGTGCAAAAGAGATTCTTGGCTTATATAAATTGCATACGCAAGAAGCAAAGAAAGATATTACTCAAGCATTGACTGATTATTTAAGCCGCAGGTTCAAGTATACCCGCGTAAAATTTCAAAATACAAATAATGCAGTAATGAGTTATACTGGTGTAATGTTAAAACCCATTGAATATAAAAAACAGTTAGTTATTACAGACGAAGAAACGTTTATGTTTGAAAAATGCGTATTAAGCCCATCCGGAACTGCATTATATGCAGATATATTAGAATCATACAAGGATTGGCGGCGCAGTATGAATAAATCATATACAGAAACACATAACGTCAATTTAAAAAAATATATGAAATCATCCCCTTATTTACTATTTGAAACCATCTGGGCAAATGGTGGCGGAGGTCAAGGGTTTTATGGGTTGCAATTAAAAAGTGACGTTAAAGTTAAACGAAATTCATCTACTGGATGCAAAATAGAAAAATGCGATATGCAAAATAATGCATTATCTCAATATGAGACTATTGCAAATGCAGCTGAACATGAAAATATGTCTGCAGCCAAGATGAGCAGGTCAATAAAAAATAAAACCGCCTACACAGGCCCAGCCGGTGAATATTATTATCGTAAGAAAACAACATAAAATTATCGGGATTTATTTATTATACCCATGTCCACGCCTTCAATTTCGCGAAAAGCCAGTTTAGCCGATTTTTTGATTGAAGAAGATGTAAAAAAATACAATAAAACACATTCACACAATGATAATATAGCCAAGAATCAGCAAGAATTCGGTCATAGAAAGCGGATAAAACCCTGACGCACAGGAACAAAAAGCCAACAGCAAATTGTTCCCAAAGGATTCAAAAAAGGATTCCGCGGCTAAACTATATCATACATATGTGAATGACGCAAACATATTGCTGACTACATATTATGCTGCAAAACAAATAAATAAAACCAGTATAAACATACGCCAATATATTATACAAATGTCCACCGTATCTATCGTAACAATAACGCAATTAAGCAGGGCCAAATGCCTCGCCAATTTACTAGAAATAATATTATCACAAACATATCATAATATTATTGAATGGGTCATTGTGGAAGGCAGCAAATCTCAAGCAGATGCCGACCAAAACAAAAAACAAATGATGGAGATGTCTGCACATACCTCCATCAAAATCGTCTACGTAGAATATTCGGGTAATGCGTTGAGCGATTTACGCAATTCGGGTAATACTAAGTGTAAGGGCGATATTATTGTATGTATGGACGACGACGATTACTATCCACCGAGTCGGGTCATGCATGCAGTCAAAATGTTGG